TACTTGACTTTAACACGAGCGCAGGTGACTTCGTTTACGCAGATGAGTACACGTGGGATTCGTACGGCCCGGGGCTCATTGAGTTTAGATCGGCGCATGACAATGATAACCAGTTCTCCGAAATTACCGCGCCCGCGGAAGTAGACAACTACCTTACGGCAGCAGGGGCCTCAAGTTCCGGTAAAATTACGGTTAGCAGCACTGCAGAGTACACGGGAATCAAAGACCGTCACTACAAAATGCAGGTGTACTATCCTGCTGGTCCAGGACCCCAAGGAAGCGGTGGCGCGGGCAATCGGCGTTTCAACATAGTTTGGTCCGCCTGGGATGAGCAACCCTACACAGAGGGTGTCATTGAAGTGCAGGAGTTAGCCCCTCAGAAGCTAACAGGACTCTACCTGGAGAACGGCATCTATTTAGATGTAGAGCTAGGTGCGGGGCACGCGATCGCGGATAACGAAAACGCTATTACAGCTGGCTCCGCGTCCACGCTTGCTACCGGAATTGCACTAGCTACGCAAGCTCAGATATTCTGGGACTACCATGACGATAACAAGAACAACGTCGGCGTATTCGTCCCGCTAGTAACGGTCTGGCATACCCTCGGCGCCGGTAGCCACCAAACCACGTTAGCTGCACCCGTTACTGAGGCGCAGCTTATTGACGTGTGTAAAGAGCTCCAAACGCTCTACATCGCGCACATCAATGACAGTGCTATGCACGTCCCGATTGATGACGTCTGGAAGCTTGTTGACGTAGAAATCACAAGTCTCGCCACGTGCATCACGTTCCTCAACGATTATAAGGAAAAGATGAACCGCCATATCTTCTCCTTTAACTTCGTGGAGGGCGACGTTTGGACGTTCACGGCCCTCGCCGCACGTAAAAACTACTCGGCAAAAGACGACCGCCTTTACCATTTCCAAGTAGGTAACGTAATCCCTACAACTGGATCGGAGTCGATGGCGGTTGCTTGGTACACCGACACCTACGAAGGTAGTTTCGGAAACTTCACTGTACTGGGAACGTCGCCCTACGTATCGATGACCGACAACATTGACTTGTCGGTAAGAAACTTCCCTATCGATGACGGGACAACTGAGCAGTTTGTTACGAACGACGTGTTCACGTTCACAACGGTGAACGAAAACAAGATCGACTGGTCGCTCCGTACACGTGCAGAGCAGACGGTAGCGGAAGACGAGATCTATCAAGATGTGCTGGGTCAGGTTACAGATATCCCGCTAGCGTACTACATCATCCTCAACGAGACACCAGACGACATCGTATGGGTACGTGAGGCTAGCACGGGTACGCTTCTATCTTACATCCAAGTGTTCGACAACGGGGAGCCTACACCTTACATTGCGTTCTCCGTACTCCCCACCGACGACGTCGAAGTCAAGTACGAACACAAAGGACAAGAGCCAGACCCAGGAAATATCTACTATATTTCCGCACAACGTCTGCGCCTTACGAGCGAGTATAACAAGCCCATCCGGTATCTTAATCGAGATGACATGAACGCGGGCTTGGGGCCGAAGACTTCGGATAACCAGTTGTGGATCGCAGGTGACATCGCCTTCGATACCAATTTCTTTGGCGCGTATTTCACACAAGTTAAAGACGCAGCAGGGAACCAGGTATATTCTACCGCGGACTTCCGCGTAGCGATCCAGTCTACCGAAACGGTCAAGGACATTACGGACTTGATCGTGCTGAGCTTCTTCCCTGCCCTAGGTGAGGCTAAAGCGTCCATCGAACGTATGGCAGACCCATTTGAAAACGCTGAGCGCGTACTGTGGGTAGGCGCCCCGGTAGGTACTCCATTAGGGGACGACATCACCCCAGATTCCATGGTGTACTTAGCGCGCAAGACGTTGCAGTTCTCGGGTGACAACCCTGGCCGTGGGCACGTGATACTCATCGGAAACACTGAGTGTGAACGTTCCTTAATCATGGATGACGGCACCACCATCCGGGTAACGTTAGACGGGTCCTTCATCGCTGCGTACACCGCCGCGCGTAACGCAGAATTCCGCGATCCAGCACAAACGTTGCTGCGCAAAGACTGCTCCTCCTTTGAGACCATGCAAACATGGAGCGAGCGTGAAGAGCTCGTCTTAGGTGGGTCGTCTATTGCGTACCTAACTAGCGCTGGAGGTGGAGTGTACCGATACGGAGAATCAGTAACGGTAGACACCTCTGCCCCAGATCTTCAAGAGATCTCCGCTATGAATCAAAAGATCTACGTTACCCGCAAGGTAGCGCGAGACATGGATTCGGCGTTAATCTCTATCGTTCCTCCCAGCCCCGCTGCAGGCGTCGCGATCGTACGCGCTTACTTGTCGGATGAGCTGGCAACCATCGTCTCTTCGGGGGTTATCGCACCTTATGGGTCGGACCAAAATCCGCCGACGATTAGACAGATCAACGCCAACTCGGACATCTACGTATTCGTGGACGAAACAGACCGTCGCCTCTATCATTTCGGGTACTACTACAACCTCAGGTACCCAATCAAGAGACTGTTTGGTTTGTTCAGCGTGGACACCCGTTTCTGGGATAACCGATAGTAGTTCCGTAAATGAAGAACCGCGTAGTAGCCCGCTATTATGGTACACAAGATGCGATTCAAGTATCGGCTCTCATACTTGATGATAGCGGCATGTCGTCCTTACACGCACAGCTGAAGCAAGGCACCATACGTCTGCAAAAGAACGAAGTTGAGATTATGCAGATGGTGCTTCAAGCGGACGACTACAACAGCGAGAAGCAGGGCTTCTACGTGTTCTTCTTGCACCCGCCAGTGCAACACCACCTTTACGTTGTATTTGATGTAGTAATGATGAACGGGGATACGTCTACATCTCGTACAGCGGTATCGCTGAAGCAAGAAGTACCAACCGACGCGGCGACCAACCCAGTAATCCCTGTGCGCCCGGCGAAGGATTTCGCTAACGCCTGGGACTCCGAAGGGCGTAGCCGTAGCCCAATATAGGAATCCATCATGGCACTACTTCCAGTTAAATTCTATTGGGCGTTTCAACTAGATCCTGAAGAAGAGATCGCGTTTACCATCGAAGAACAGATGCAAACAGCGAAGACTGTATTCGATCCAATGCTTAGGATGTACAACTCTAGTGGAGCTATCATCCACGAAAAGATTGAGCACCTGCTCGATTTAGGTTTCGGGAACGACCCTCTAAGTTGCGGCACCTACTTGTACACCCTCCTGGATGAGGATGTACCAAACAACTCGATTCGCGACTTTTCCCCGGCCCCACAAATTGACTTAGCCAAGTTTCCCGCTACACGTCATACCGTCTATGCCAAGAATCTCGATCTAACTACTGAAAGAGTAGTTATGTTTATATTATTTGGGATGGCTGACATTAGCGCACAGCTACCAGCAGGCCAAGAAATCGTGCTTATCAACCCAACGAGTTAATAGCATGAAAGACAATCTCGTAAAAAAAGCAAGAGCTCTAAGAGACTTGCGCATAATCCAGCGCAGGTTGGCCACAACTGGGCACCACGATAAGGCGGTGGCGCTTTACGCCAAGGTACAGCAGCACAGCACACGAGTGGTCCTTGCTTACCTAGGGGTAACAGAGCTTCCCGATACCGTGAATGCTGCCGTTGTTGGAGAGATTGCCGAAGTAGCGGCCACTAAAACGACTCGGGAAGAGGCCGCTAAGCTGCGCGGATTGTTACGCCGCGCAGCGTGGGATAACAAACCCGAAACAACATTCAAGCTATTTCACGCCAAAGCACAACTGCCTAACCTACAAAAGGTAGAGCGGGTGCTTGGAACTGTGAAGGAGTAGACGATGCCTACAGCCGCTGGAAGAGAACTAGCACCATTTGCTACTAACCCCTTTGGGCAGATATCCACACCGCTGGATTACCGCCATGAACATGCACCGTACAGTAAAACATACCACGGTATTACAATTGCTGTCGATGGTGCAGTAATTGGGCGGATCCAAAGTTGGGATACTACAGGCGCTTGGGCGCGTGGCGGTGAGCACGTTTACGAGCTCAGCGATCGCACATGGGGCAAGCCGGTAGACTACGTACCCGGAAAGTGGGAAGGTCTTAGCATTACGGCGTCCGTAGCTGAGATGTGGGAAAAGGAGATCGAGATCCAACTGGGGATCTCCGCGGACCAACAGCTGAACGACCTCATCGAGCAGAACCGTCCATTCACCACGCATGAATTTTGGTTCAAAGGTTCGGCGCAGTACCGTGTTTGGGTTTACAAAGGTTGCTGGCTAACTGACCGTAATGAAACGGCATACTCTGCCGACGGCAACGCACGCGTGATCGCCAACTTCAACTTCAACTACGTTGCGCGCCAGATTTTGGCATAGCTTACCAGTACTTTATTATTCACACATACTGTAACTGTACTGTATCTGTGTACGGTAAGTAGCCCCCCCGCCTCTTGGGATCTCTTCCCAACTACCATCTAGTCACTCATCCTTCTGTCCAATAAAAGTAAGGATCCGAAAAAGATCTGATCCTTTTTGCTTGTAATCCTACCCAGCGCTGTAAATATAATGGTAATGACTTCTTCTATTAAGGAAAGCGGAATGATGTCAACGAGCAACCGTAAGAAAAATAGTAATACGGGATTCCGTGAATACTGCTGCAGAAACGCTTCCGCCTCTGTAGACGATCCCGTAAAAGATGCTTACGTTGCTACGGTTACAGATGGGATCATAAATCTTATAGCGATGGCGTTGGATCGCGTAAAAAAGGTATCAAACTTTTTGCATAGCGCCCAAACAGAAGCCCATCTACTTTCCGGTCACGCTTTACCAAAGTCAGCCCGTACAAAAGTAGAAGAGATCCAACATAAAATAGAAAGCGCTTTCGTGTGCTATTCTTCTGGCGTACAACGCACAGTAGAGGATCCGAATCTATTTCACTGCATGACCTCAATAACAGATCAATCGCAGCACTTGTATTCTTCTATTGATGAAACCAGCGTCTTCGCACGGAAGAAAAATCCAGCGCAATCTCTTCAACGACTACGCACACGTCTGAAGCAACTCGAAGCTGGACTAAACCAAGCACACTTGGCGCTCATCCCATACGCACACAGAGCAGCGGTCACCGAAGTTCCTGCACCTCACTTCTCAGTAACCCCCTCTATACAAAAAACGGTAAAGGCTGCAGATCCAGCGTACACGGAAAAGATGCGACCCTTCTTAGAGCAACTGCGATCTAAGGGATGGAAGGCGCCTGAGCCGGAGCCGGTCGCAACCTTTAGCCCATTGTTTGGGGACGACGATGAGACGGTAGATGACTTTGACCGTGGTGCTGTTCTCATTCAGCGCGTTAGGCGTCCCACTACAGAGCTATTACAGGAAGAGGAGATCGTAGGAATAGTGAAGTTCCCCGTGATCTCTTACAATACAAAACGCTTACCTGAATCGCTCATACACAAGTGCACAGATCACCGCGTTGGTTATTCAATCTACTTAGTGTTCGGCGGTTATATGGTAGTGGAAAATATGTTCCTACTCGGAATACACAAGTCATTGATGTGGGTCGACGGGGAACAGGGCGTAGAGGTTGACATCGACAAGTTTATGCATCTGCTACCCTACGTAAGAGAGCACCAGCCACAATGGGCGGGACTGCTAAAAACACTTCATCCAATTCAACCCGCGCGCTTATCCGGGTCACACTTTTACTGTCCACTGCTTCCGGTAGATTTCCTCAACCGATGGGGTAACGGTATCGGTAACTGGGCACTTTTGAACAGCTAGCACGGAGTAATTATGGGAACGCAAAAACGAGGACTTGGGGATGACGACGGCACACAGGTAACCAATAACGCGGAAGACGATTTGGGGATTCCAACAAATGGTCCTCCTGTTGCGGACGACCCCACAGGTTACACCCCACAAGCTGAACCACAGATGCTGTCGGGACGTCAAGTACGTCCTATGCAACCAGGCGACCTAATGACGGCCCATGCCCGCTACGCTGGCGGAGAAACCCCGATGTTCGGTGCGAATAGCTTTAGTACTGGGCCTCAGCAAGGACCGCCAACATCAATGCCGCCCCCAGTACAACAGGTTCCCGATAGAGTAGACGCAGCGGCAGCTAAAGCCGCGGCACAACGCTTAATGCCCGGGTACCTCAACGAGCAACAAGCGCCACCACCACAAGCATGGGCTGAGCAGCAGCAGCAGCAGCAGCAGCAGCAGCAGCAGCAGCAGCGACCACAAAATCCGTTGCCTCCACTGG